GGGTTATCATGGTAATTAACTTTAACGACTTTAGCGTTATCCGGTGGACTGATAACAAACCTTTGGTATGTATCGTCTGTATCTATGTTAGGGTTAAATGATACCCATATTTCAGAGTCAGGCTTTCTTATAGTGGGTATAAGAATATCCCATGACTTCTTACTAACTGTTTGTGATTCCTCTACCCATACTATATCGCAGCCTTCAAAAGACTTAATACTTTCGACAGTATTTGTAGCAAGACCAGTAAAGCTAAAACTTGAACCATTAAGACCACGAATTTCTGCTTCCAAGACCTCGTAGAATGCACCAAGCCCAAGTGTTTGTATTTGGTCGTTAAGTAATGTATGAACAGACTGTTTGATAGACTTTTGAATTTCTCTAGCACAAAGTATCCTTAATGGCTTATTGCTTGCCTGTAATAATAATGCTCTTGCCATACCCCAAGACTTTCCACTACCACGACCACCATAAGCTACCTTGTATCTATGTGGTTGGAATAGGAAGTCTAACTTATCAGGAAACTGGGCTATCGTCTTTTGGTTTAACAAAGTCTAATCCAATGCTGATAGGTAAGTCTTTACCATCTACGCCTGATAGTTCTGTAGTAGCTATGGCTTTGCCATCTATTCTATCGCCTATTTCCTTGATAGCACCTAGATCACCTTCTTGTGCTTTCTCATATAGCTTCTCTGCAATAGCGTGTATTCTTTTGTAGTCTTCTTGTATAGCAAGTTTGCGAATAATGTTACCCCAAATTCTATTGTTTTTACTAGAGTTCTTATTGCCTTTGTTAGCTTCAGCAGCTTTTTCTCTAGCTAATGCTAATTGTTCTTCTTTTTCCATAATATAGTAACTCCATAAATGGGTCATTACTCCTTAAATTGCGTATTTTTTAACAGAGTTTGCTTTAACTAACTCTTTGATTTTAAATAAAATGTCTCTCGGTAATTTTTTGATTATATAACTCATAGCAATGTCATTACCTTTACAAGCATCATCTATAACTATTTCTAAGAACTTTCTTATATCCTTAGGGGATCGTTTAGACATAATCTTAATTTGTCTTGGTAAATTACAGTAATTAACTATTAGTTGCCTACCACTTATATTACCTTTTTTATATTTGTTATATAGGTTATCAATACCTATTTCTTCTATGAGGAACTGTTCAAACTCTAAAGCCTGTACTTCAGATATATTGTTATGCACTATTCTGACAGTATATGGCTCGTCATAATCTCTTTTATTGTAAGCACGGTCATTTGTACCCTTACCTACGTATATTGGTATATTGTCTTTACCATAGTGTAAGTATGTATAGTATCTATCCATTGTTTTGCAACTCCGTTAGGTTGGTTGCCCTCTGTTATAGTTCTGACTCTTTGTCTTGTCCTGTTAGGGGATATATCATTCTATGGTAAGTCTGCCACCACTCTTTTGCGTAATCAGTATTCTGATAATCCTTAAAGCAAGGTGTGCCGAGGGTGTGATGGACTAACTTAACATTTTTGTTATATTCTTGTTCTGTTTCTAACCAGTTCCATTCTTTAGGAAGTTCGCCTACTTGGTCTTCATGTTTTAGCCAGGCAAACCTATGTAAGTACTTACCACTAGATGATGTAACGAATTCTGGTGTCAGTTGCTTGTTTAACCAATGACCGCAGTTCCATAACATGACGCTACTCCAATTCTTGCATGGGTAGTCTTCGTTCTTTGCACCTAGATATTTAATAGGATGCTTTGTCTTATAGTGATGCTTAACTACTTTTACAGCTTCATTCATGTTGTAGTCTTTTACTAACTCTGCGATATCTGATCTACATATCATATCGCCATCACAGAATAGGGCTAGACCTTTAAAGTCTGATAGATATGGCACTAGGAAGCGTGAGTAGATAAACGCATTACTTCCATCTGTGTGTGTTTCTTTGTATTCTGATAATGTATTTAATGCTAGTGGAGTAAAGCTCACCGGTATAGTTGCGTGTTCTATTACTGACTGACAGAAGACATGATATGCAACTGGTTCTACTTTACCATCAAAGCCTACAAATATTTTTAACATTATTTTTTATTGCGTGAACTGATATTCTTTGCCTTTGTCTTTGCATCTGCTTTTGATGACGCACCCCAAGCCTTTAAAGATAATAATAGTCTTGTTGGTTCGCCATTAGGTTTGCGTTCTGGTCCTGGCATATTACCCATTCTTGCTAGGAAAGATGCACGTCTAGGATTATCACCTGACTTTACTGGTGCTTTTAGAGTTCCACCTGTTTCAGCTTTGTATGATGCACGACCTTTGGCATTGAGTCCGCCTTTAGGGTTCTTGCCTGCTTTCTTTTGCCAAGCTGCACTCATTTTTTCTTTACGTCTTTTGCATGAACTAATTTAACAGAAGTTTTGCTGTGTGCTTTACCTGTAAATAATCCACTAGCCATCTTATGTGTAGCACCTTTGAACTCTGTGCCATTGGGTAAGTAATGTTTAACGCCTTTCATTTCTTTGCCTTCTTAACAGGTTTAGCTGTCTTTGCTGATTGTTTAAATGCCATAGCTGTAGGTGCGCCTTTGCTTCCTACCTTACGCATCTTCTCACCAGAGCCTGCTTTAATTCTAGCTTTCTTGGCTGCAATATTTGCGTATAGTCCTGGTTTAGTAGCCACTTTTCATGCCTTTCTTTGCAGGTTTAGCAACTGCTTTTTTACCTGTTGCTTTTGCGTAATCTTTAGCTGCTTTCTTACCTTTTGCAGTATAAGAAAACTTTTTCATTCCGACTGTAGGCATTATTTTTTCCCCTTTTTCTTACCTAAACCACTAATTGAAAGTGCAATAGCAAGTCCTTGAGCTTTAGACTTAACTACTTTTCCATCTTTACCACTATGAAGCGTACCTGTTTTAAATTCCTTCATTACTTTCCCCATCTTTGCTACCTTGCCTGCTTTGGTTGTTGGTTTCTTCATGTGGCTTCCTTAACTTAATAAATGTATCAAACTGACAATTTTGGCAAACAGGATAACCGGTTGAGTCGTATGCTTCACCGCATTGTTCACAAACATTGACCATAAAAAAAAGCCCTATTCAGATAGGGCGAGTTGGAGATTACAAAATGAGTGGGCGTAATTATCCCATCACCAACGATTATACCACGAAAATGGGTTCTGTCAAACGCTTTAAGCATTGATACGCTTTCCTCCAATTATTAAAAGGTTATCCATAGCCATCTCTAATTTGTATTCATACGCTAGTGGTTTCCTAGCTTTTAAGTATCTACAGTAAAGTGCGTCTTGTTGTTCTTTAGGTAAACTGTGTATGATAGCATCTAGCGTTCTTACATTAGCCATGTCTTGAGCTGAACACATATCTTCAAACGCATCTGTAGTAGACTCGCCACCTGATACCATGCCTAATGACTTGCTAGGATAAGATAGCTTATGTGTAGATGTGTGCATCCATAAAGACCAGTCATCTAGTATTGCAAGTAACCTATCTGTTGTTATCAACTGACATCCTTAACTTTGCAATGCCACTTTTTCTTATCGTCTTGATGCCATCCATGAACATGAATAGTCCAACCTGCATCACGAACTGCACCTACATTTTCATGGTCTGCTATCTTTCGGCAGCGTGCCGCCATATTACTTGCAGTTGTGGTCTGAACCACTAATACTTCTTTACCTTTTAAAGCTAGTAAGTCTATAAAGCCAAACAAGTCCTGACGTATCCTCGCAAAACTATTCCAATGTTCTACTACTGCTACTGTGTATCCTTCTTCTCGTAATTTTTTTAGTGATAATTGTGTAGGGCTAGTCGCCATTGTCTACCTTCTGCAACTCACCTGTAGACTTGTTAAGTTCATATTCTTGTAGATGTGGTGATACATCATCACTACGTTTTTTCTTGTTGAATATCTTATCCCAATTATATTCAAATATTTCTTTATCTCTTATAGGTCTTTGTGAGCTTCCCTTACCCATTACTTTACCTCCAGATGTTTGCTAGTAAATAACCATGCAATACTTCTTCTGTGCGCATTTTCCCATAGCTCTATGCGTTCTTCTCTGCTTAACTCTTTACCATTATCTATTCTAGCGTGGCACATACTACATAAGTAACTTATGCGATAATCGTGGGACTTAATGCCAGTACCCTTGCCATCTCTTAATTGATTAGAGTGTGCTGCCACTATAGTATCATCCATAATACCGCAATTCATACATGGTGCATCTTTAGCTAGTTTAAGTAGTTTAGGGTTACGATAGTTCATTACAAACTTTTGTCATCCATTCAATTAAATTATCAGGTGTATATTCACGTTGATATTGAGTGCAGCGTTTTGTTCCTTTTACATTACCACAAATTGACCTGTCAGTAGATGACAAATTTTTAGGTGGTAGTGGTGGTAAATTATCTTTAGCTATTCCACAAATATAAAGTTTAGTATTTTTGTGTGCAACATGACCAAAGTCAAATTGGTCAATCTCAATTGTATACCCACCAAATTCATCTCCCCCCCCCCCCGCCAAAGGTAAAGGTGCTTCTTTCCACAAACGACTACCAGCAGGATGTTCTAATATGCCACCATTTAGTCTTACTTGAGCTAATGCTAAATAAGCTAATTGCTTTTCACCCTCTCTAGGATTAGCCATGTGAGATAACATACCCCAGGCTCTGCATGGTGGATGTGCTATGACAGGTATTTTTTTACAAAATGTCCTAGCGTCTTTATTAATATCATACACATCATATCCATCAAGTTCTTTATAGCGACTATCATCTCTTGCGAATAATACTGCTATCATTCATCCCATCCCCATCCATAACCTTGCGCCCATATTTCTATTTCTTGTTGGTAAGCTGCCATCTCGCTAGTGGTAAGTTTTGTTGTAGACTTTATAAGTTCTACAGGGTTGCCTGCTATTTCTGTCTGAAAGCGTAAGAACTTAAAACCGCAAAGCTCATGTATCTTATCTTTCTCAACACCTAGATGATTACCTACACTTGTATATAATTCCCAGAGGCGTAAATTTTGCTCAAGACTCCTGTTAAGTTTGGTATCTGTAACTGTTACACGCCAATGCTTTGTCCAGTCAAGGTTTTTTAACTTCTCTATTAGGTTGGGTAGGTTTGCTTGTGTTAGTGACCATTTTATCATCATGCCATCCTTTAGACTTAATTATTTTACCATCATTAAAAGTGACTTTATATTCACAATTACCGAATAACTTAAACCAAGTTGTATCTTCAAATTTCATATTGGCTTCTCATAATATCTCATACCTTTAGGCTCATACCATAATGGTATTTTACCTTCCCATTCATAATGTCTTTGCTTACATACATATAAAATACAATCAGGCATACGCTTAACTTCATCATCATCAAGTTTATTAGACTCCATGAGGTCAGTCTTTTTCTTATTACGATAGACTGACACTACGTTGTCCACTAGGTTCGTCAAATGCGTAGAACCTGATACTTGATGTTTAGTGGGTGCTTTACCTTCATGTTCATCACCTTTTCTTGCATGAGCTACAACAAATATATGGCATCCTGTATCTCTTGCAGCTACACATATTTTATCCATAAATAGCTTTTGGTCGTTATAAGCATCTTCAGCTATATCGCCTACCTTCATTAAACTATCTATCACTATAAACTCTACACCAAGTTGTTCAACTGCATAATAAATAGAACTTAATATAGTTTTGCTAGTGGTGGTGTTTTCTTGTTCGTAAATATATAACTTACCATCCGCACTACTACAAAATTTATTTATATATTCATCGGCAGGATGATTACTGCCTAAAGACTGCCTTATAAACCTAGCAAGTGTAGACTTGGGTTGCATCTCGTAACTAGCTACCATGCACTTACTTGTTTTAAGTAAATGTAAAACAATGTAGTTAAGTAGTAATGACTTGCCAGCTCCACTCCATCCGGTGATTAAGGTAGTTTCACCACTACGAAGCATCCACTTATCATAAGTGCTAGTCCAAGGTAAAGTCTTTCCACTTTCTACTTCATTATTAAAATATGCTACGACCTGCGGTATGTATTCACTAGGGTTCTTAATATTAAGATGTTCGTCATTGTTACGACTCTCAAAATAGTTTTGAACAGATGCTTCATTAATAACTAACTGTTGAACCTTATCCGCTAATGACATAATGAATATGCCTGTCTTAATCTTTCTGCTGCCAACATAAGTCTTTTATGGTCCTCTAGTGGTAAGGTTTTGCCTTTACTTAATTCTATAGAAGCTAATGCCACTAATAATGTTTCATGGCTTACAGTCTTTAAAACAGAGTAAGGGTTAAATGCTTTTCTGACAGGTTTAAAGTCACCAAGACGTTTAGGAACTATATCATCCAGGCTTAAACCAACATTGCCGAGTATATCAGTTATGCCACACCCAGCAAAACAATTTATAAGGATACGACCATCTGATAGTTGCTTCACCCCAAGTGAAGCATTCTTGTCATTATGAGCAGGACATAAACATTGGTATTCATTCTCACCAGACTTATATGCTTTTTCAAAGTAGCCTATTATTTCATGGATATTCATACTAAACCTATCCTATCTTCTACTCTAATTTCCTCTACTCTATCTTCTCTTTTCTCTTTTACTCTACTCTCTTCTACTCTATCTATGGTAGCAGTCTGATAACATTCTGTTAACCAACCCTTGTTAAATAGACTCTTTGTCATTTTATCAATGAATTCAATAGGATAGTGAAGCCTAAAAGAAATATCAAAAGTATTAGGCAAATTGCCATTGTTTTCAGAAGCCAAGCACCAAAACTTAAAAAGTAGGGCTTGTTCCTCATGGGATAACTTAAAGAAATTGACATCATTTATTAGGTCTGTGCCATAAACCTTAAACCATAACATTTTCTTTTGGTGACGTGGGTTTTTGGGGGTGTAAAGGTTAAACTTTTCCCAATTCTTGACTTTATACATAGTGCCTCCTTAAAATATAGCCTTTAGAACTTATCATGCCTAATTTTAAAAGTAAATAGCACTATGTTAAATAATTGTTAAAATAGTTTGCTTTTATGTTTTAAAAGGTTTACTGTTCAGTTATGGATAATTTAACACAACAAGCAATATTTGAATGTTTAACCTTTGACTTGTGCGAACAATATGAGTTTTTTAATTTAGATAGAACAAAAGCATATAAACGAATGTATAAACTTTTATTAAAACTTGGAGCTAAAAAATGAAAATTTCAACAATGATAGTAACTGCAATAGCTTTTTGGTGTTATGTAGCCTTATGTCTTTACATTATGGGTAAGTTAGCTGGAGCAATATAATGGACAGGTTCTTTAGAATTATTTGTAACGAAAGGCTACAAAGAAAGTTTACACAAAGGTTCTATTATTTGGTAAAGTGGTTTTTAATAATATTTTATGGGTATTTTATATGTCGCTTACTCTAGTGGATGTAGTTAAAGAATTAAAGAGATGCACAGCAGAGCTTAAAGAGTCTAATGATAAATGGGAAGCCAAAGAACAAATGGCTTTAGAACAATATAACTTGGAGAACGGATATGAGCCAACAACAATTTTACGATCAGGTGCAAATGCAACAGCACCAACAACAATTACAACAAGCGGAGAGAAAGATGAGTAAACAAGGCGTAGTAAATATTAAAGGCAAAGACTATAAGACAGTTGCTTTACGAGTTCAAGAGTTTCGTGAGCAGTTTCCTAATTACTTTTTGACTACTGAAATAATTAAGATAGATGACGAACAATGTATTGTTAAAGCGTATGCAGGCATTCATAGAGAAGATGGCACAGTTCAAACCTTTGCTACCGGTCATGCTCAAGAGTTCCGTAAAGCATCTCAAATTAATGGCACTTCCTATGTTGAGAATTGTGAAACATCAGCTATTGGTAGATGTCTAAGTGCATTAGGTTTATCTGGCACAGAGTTCGCTTCCGCTAATGAAGTAGTTAATGCTATACATCAGCAAAATAATAAAGTTGTTAGTGGGGACTTTATATAATGGAACAACGCACAGACGAGTGGTTTCAAGCTAGGTTAGGTAAGGTCACCGCTAGTCGTATTAGTGATGTCCTTGCCAAGACCAAAACAGGTTACTCTATTAGCAGGCAAAATTACCTGGTGCAACTTGTAACTGAAAGGCTTACAGGACAAAAGGCAGACTCATTCTTTATGAACCAAGCCATGCAAGATGGCGTAGATAGAGAACCAATTGCTCGTAAACTTTACGAAGCATTGAATGATATTGAAGTTGAAGAAGTAGGTTTCTATGACCACCCAAGAATTGCTATGAGTGGTGCTAGTCCAGATGGCGTGTTGCCTGAATTATTGGTATTTGGTATAGGTTTGGTAGAGATTAAATGTCCTATAGAAACGACTCATACTAATACCTTAATGAGTAAAAAAGTTCCTAGCAAATATATACCACAGATACAATGGCAAATGGCTTGTGTTCCTAATGTAAAGTTTTGTGACTTTATAAGTTATAATCCAAACTTTCCACCAGAGATGCAGCTCTTTGTTAGTAGGGTAGAAAAAGACTTACAGTATGTTTTAGAGTTAGAAGCAGAAGTAGAGCAGTTCTTAAAAGAAGTAGATGAAGCAATTAAACAACTGAAGGAGTAAAGCATGGCAACACTATATGATAATACGAATACGTTTACGTTATTCAAGAACGACAAAGGTGATAATCCTAAACGACCAGATTACACAGGTAAGATGAATGTAGATGGTATTGAATTTAGAATTAGTGGTTGGATTAAAGAAAGTGCTAATGGTAAGTTTATTTCAGGTCAGGTGCAGTTAGTAAAAGAAATGCCTGGTGAGAATAAACAAGTGGAAGGTGCAGACGTGGTAGATGGTGACATCCCTTTTTAGGGGGATGTCGTTATCCATTACTTGTTCATAACGTATAAAGTAACTTCAAAGCCAAAACGCATTTCTGTAGCTGATGGAGTTGTCCACATAATATTTATCCTTAATAGTTAATATGAGCTTATATTATCTCATGGGAATATAAAAAAGAAATAGAGAAAACCATTAATGTCTAGTTCTAATATGCTACGAATAGAAGCAAGTGCAGCATTAAGAACTGAATTAGTTAATATGCCAGAGGGAAGACTTTATATGGCTATACTGACACAAGTTTTAAATGATGTATTTCATAGTAGGAGTGGGTTTCACATACAACGTGCAGCTCTTGAGTGGCTATTAAGAAAAGATAACCCTATGCGTGACTTTACATTACTACTTGCAGAAATAGACGAAGCATATATTATAAAAAAGGTTAAGGCTAAAGTGGGTTATCAAGGCTATCACGAACTAACAAAGCTAATAAATGGACATTAATCAATTAGAACTAGATGTTAATTGCTACGCCCAAGCGGTGTACCATGAAGCTAATACTCAATCACTAGAGGAAAAGGTAGGTGTTATAAATGTTATCCGTAATCGTGTTAAGTCTAATCGTTGGGGTCGTGATGTATGTGATGTTGTTTACGCTAATGGTCAGTTTTCTGTTAAGGAAGAAAACCACTATCCAGTTGATAGAAAAACTTATCTTCAAACTAAACTATTGGTTCTTGACACAATTGTTTTTAATAAACATACAAACCCAGTTGCAAACGCTTTATACTTCCATGATGACTCAATACCGCCAAAAGAAACGTGGTACGGAAAAAGAAAAATAATACATATAGGAAGGATGGTATTTTACTAATGATAGATATTTTACTAAAAATTGATAATCCATTTAGTAATGATTTAGACCAAACAATAGCATGGAGATTACATAAAGAAGATGGTCCATATAATAATATAACTGTTTACAAATATAAACCAACTATATTATATTTAAGCGGTGCTATTACTTTACATAGTTGTTATTTACAAATAGGATTATTTGGCTATTCATTACTATTGGATAAATCATGAGAAAAATAACAGACGAAGAAATTATTGTAGCCATAAATGAATATATGCGTATTAACCCAGACGCTAATAGAACTAAAATTATTATTAAAGCTAAAGGTCCACAAGAAAGAATTAGGAAACTTATTAAAGAAGGTAAAGTTACACTACCTACACCTTTGCGTAGTGGATGTAATAGTGGTTGGAATAGGCATTTTACATGAAGCCATTAGCTTACCTAGTGGAAGAATTTGACACAGAAGGTAAGTTAGTATGGTCTGCTCTTATGCCATCTAAACCTACATCTTTGGAAATTGAAAAAGACATTAGGAATAAGTTGCACAATTGGGTTATTACACCACTTATCCCAGACACTAAAAACATTATTAAAATAACTAATGTTAAAAAATACGATAGTAGTCGCTTTGTGACTGGCTTATAAATGCAAAAATTATTAGATGTTATAGTATGGTTGTTAGTTGTTGGCTCTATGGGTTGGTTTGCTTATGGATGTTACGCATTAATTAATTTATTTTTTATAAGGGGATAGTTATAATGGATATGGTAAATAGACCACCGCACTATGTTCAAGGCGGTATAGAAACAATAGATGTCATTCAAAGCAGACTCACTAAAGAAGAATTTGTGGGTTATCTAAAAGGCACAAAGATGAAGTATGACTTACGTTATCCGTTTAAGGGTGACATTGAAGGTGACTTAGCCAAGTCAGAATGGTTTAGGCATAAGTTGATTGAAACTTTAAGAAATGAAGAAGCAATAAACCCACCTGAAATTGAAGCTCAATTAGTGAGAAATGATGATGAATAAAAAAATATATTGGGTATTTATTGTGGTATTAGCTGCACTAGCTATATGGGGAACAGAAAAGGCTTTAGGTCAAACTACTACTATACTAGCACCGGACGGAAGTGTAACTGTTTGCCAGGTGGGTTCTAACGGTATTATTATCTGTGTCTAATACTTTTCAACAAGACTTGTCCAGGGGATTAGTAATTGAAAATAAGTTATTAGAATGTTTTAGAAAAAAGTATCCATCTGCTAGTTTAGTGCATAAATACAAAGGGTATGATATTTGGATACCTGAAACTCAAAAGTCTATAGAAGTTAAATATGACCCTATGAGTAATGAAACAGGCAATTTAGTTGTAGAAATTGAAATGTTTAACAAACCTTCTGCTTTAATGACTACAGAAGCTAGTTATTGGGTATTTTATGATGATATAAAATGCTTAATAATTAAGCCTATGGATATAGTTAATTGTATTTTTATAAACAAATTAACATATAAAGAATTTATAGGCACAGGGGATACCGTTAGCAAAAAAGCCTTTTTAATTCCTAAAGATATACTATGTAGCTATGGTCATACGTTTAAATGCCTGTAGAACGCATTTTGAACTAGCCTGGGCGCATCTTTAGGCATTAAGTAATACCATATACCCTTTTATCGTAGGAATGTCTTGTAGACGCTTGGCAGAAATTTTAGCAAACCATTCTTGACAAAATTCAAAGTCTTTCCCAGTAAGCCATTTAGCTTCACAATAAAGCATATATTCCTTACTATAATTGTCAACTATTGTGCCATCTTTAAGGACAACATCAGTCATCCAATTCAGGAACTTCTGAATAAACAGAGTCGCAAGTAATCTCTATATAAGTGCCATCATTAAGGGTTATGTTCAGTTGGCTATTCTCATAGTAGGCTTCTGCTTCTACAATGGTCTTGCCTACAATGTGCTGACATAATGCTTCAATATCCATTATCTTCCTTATATGCTGGTAACCGACTCGTTGTAATTTTTTTCTGACTTCACAGACTTGCTCCATGACCCACACTCCGAACATTGATATCGTTGATATTGTCGTGTAGCTGTAATTGCAAACCCACGTTTATGTAATTTACTAGAATTGCAACTTGGACATACCATGCTTTTAGAATAAGCATTGTGATTAGGATGTGACTTTATCCATCCTTTAAAGCGGTTATAAACTTTCTCTAAAAGAATAACGTCATTCTTATTATATTCTTCCATTGTTTTCCATGCCTTGCGGTCATTGTTCATACATTTAAGCCAAAGCTCATGACCTTCATGTGCTGTCTTTTTACCTAACCCTAATGCCTGTGCTACATAATCAAGTTTGTTAGATACAAACCTAAACTGCCTACGAGCTACCTGAAGTAAGTCTATTTGTTTAGAAGGTGCTGGAGGGTTCATACCTGCTAATAAAAATTCTTTGTGTAGTATGGGTATGTCAAACCTAGAACCATTGTAGTGGACTATGGCATCAGCTTCATCTAATAACTTGTGAACTGAATTAAGCATAGTTTTTTTATCTGACTTATATACAGAGTCAAACATAATTTTAGACTCACCATACCACTTGGCTGCATAGCAAAGAGTGTAAGATGATTCTAGTAATTGATTGATAGAAATGTTCTGGTCAAAGATACCCCATACATGAGCTGTATTAGGTGCGACCTCTATATCAATAAGTAATATTTTCATAATAACTTATCATATACTACGAAATGGTTATGGATACTGTTTTGTTTTGTTTGAGTTTATCAAAGAATTTCTTATAAGCTATTTTAGAGTTACCTATGAAGTCTTTACCTGCCCATGTTGAGCCAAGTAATATACATCCATCTGTATCTGCTGAAGTGTTGCCTGCATGGATACGAACACCTGTAAAGTTAGGAACGTCTAGTATATGTGGCATATCTTGTTTAAAGCGTTGAGATGCGTCTATGATAAGTTTATATGTACCAATAGGAATAGCAGTCTTGCCTAACACTTTAGTGCCATTTCTAACTGCATCTTCTAGCGTATAGCACTCATAAACTCCATCTACATACATCTTGCCTACAGTATGCGTATCTTTAAATTCAAACCTTTTTACTTCAATTAACATTGTCATTAAGTAT